ATCATAGAAGGAAAAGGAGCAGAGTTTTTGCTAGCTACTCCGTTTATCTCAAACTTTAACCTTCCCTGAATAAATCTAATGTCTGCTATGTTGTAAATATAATTATGGAAAGCTTTGGTATCCGTCCTGGCTGGCAATAACATAACTATAGATTTTGTATTTCCTGCAATATATTCTTGATAAGCTTTTTCTATAAATTTACTTTGCAGTCCTTTAGAATAAGGAGGATTGCACCATACATCACCATACCATTTACGATCTAATCCAGATTCTATTTGTCCATCTTCACTTGTACAAAAGTATTCTTTGCATTTTCTGTTTTCATAAGAAGCAGCCACATCTATATCAAACTTAAATTCATCATTTAACATATCATAAATATATTGAGGAGTTTCCCATTCGTCATTATTGCTGCTAAATAAAGCTTTGTGCATGTGAAAGTGCCTCTTTTATATTTATGATGTTAAAATAATATAATTAGTATTATAGCTAAAAATAATAACAATATGTTAAATAACACCCACAATATTTTATTAACTATTGTCATCATTAGTCACCATTGTCTTTCCTAAACAACTAGAAAAATTAGGTTTTAACTTTAATTGTTCACGAATAATAATATCAAATTCTAAAGCTGATACATCAAAGTAAACTCTGTCTAGTATCTCTGACCTCTTGTCATACACACTAACAGCTAACCAGTCTCCATCTTCTCTATGCTCTACTGAAAATGAGCAATAGTTTATACTACATATTCCTACAAGTAATGCGAATAGTTCACTCATACTTCCTCTACTTTTCCTAAAGTTACTAAAGCTCTGTTCTCTTTTAGTATCTCTTCCCAGGTCATTTGATACTGGTTACATTTTTCTGAGCCTTTCGCGGAGCCTTCAAAGAAGTTTTCATAAGCGTCTCTTACAGCTTCTTCATAGTCAATTACACCTTCAAGTATCTTATCTGCTGTCTTATTCCCGCAGCCTGGTATGCCTTCTATGTTGTCAGTAGAGTCTCCTGTAAGGATTTGTTTGTAAAGCAAACGTTTTGCCTGTTCTGCTCCTATGTAATATAACTCAGATTTTACCCAGTTGTAATGCCATCCAATTACTTGGTCCAGGTCTTTGTCAGTTGATACTATGCAAGTTTCTTCATTTTGTAAATCAGCTAAAATATCATCCGCCTCTATACCATCTACTACTTCAGCACCCCATACTTTTATCATATACTCTTGTATTTCAGTATACCAATGAGGCTTATGATCACTGTCTCTGTTTCCTTTATATGGCTTTATTGTTGCCAGTGCATCTCTAAAGTTTCCTTGGCCAGTTAAATAAACCTCAATGTCAATTTTATCTACACTTAACTTTTCTGCTAGCTGTTTCCCTATATCAGTAATTACTGTCTTCACATTAGTAAGAGCATTTTCAACAGGCTCTATTGTTTTTTCTACTTCATAAATAGTCGCACCTTTTGGTACTTCTTTTTTATATCTAAAGTTACCTTCAGAAGTTAAATACCATTTTTTTTCAGCAGCGAAACCACATCTATAAACTAGAATATCTCCATCTATTAAAGCTTTCATGGCTTAATGAATTTTTAAGGTAGCAGCAGATCTTTTAGGATTTTTCTTAGCTCTATATTCATCCAATAATTTTTGCATGTCTTGTACTCCTTCTAATGCTTGAACTAAAAATGATACTTCATATTCAATTACATCAGTTAACTTGTTAATAATCGCATAAACTTTTTGATTAGTATCTATGTCTTCTGATTGCCTAGCTACTAATACATAGTCTTCTGTCTCTTCTAAATATTTATCTTTTGTAATTAAATAATTGCCTTCCATATTATTCATATTGTGGCTCTTTTCCTTGCTCGTCATTAACTACGTCAAAAGACCCTTGGCGAGCTTCTGCTGACTCCAGGTAATACTTACTGGTGTAATCTGCTATAGCAGCATCTATGGTATCAACTTTCTTTTTAGTAGCAGTACCTAAACTTAAAGCACCATGCTGAATTAATAAGTCTACCGTAGCAGTAGCGCGACTAAGGCAAGCTAAGTATCGTATCTCTTTAGATTTTACGAGGTCTTCCTTCTCTTTGTTCTTCCAATAATCATCTCTACCCGCAGCGATAGTCTGTCTGACAGGTGCAGGGGCACGAGGAGCTGAAGCTGTAGGTGCAGGTGCCGACATATTGTTTGTTTCCGTAGCGTCCATTATCTCTATGGTCTTCATGTCTATATTCTTATAAACACCTTTTTCAATATATCCAAATCTAATAGTGTTGCCTTCTTTAAAAGGTAGCTTAGTAGCATCAAAACCTGCACCATACCAAGATCCATCAGCCATCTGGATTGCTACATTTCTACCAACTCTAATTATTTCTACTACGCCCTCTATCGTGTTCATAAGTCTCTCCTAATTAAAATTATTGTATTTTTACTTAGACTTAATACTTTTTATTAAGTTCATTATATTCCCCAATGAGTACCGCTTTTTATATCGGCACCAAGAGGGACGTTAAAGTCAATACCATAAAGGCTTTTAAGGTATGTGACTGGAAATTTTTCCAAACTATCTTTCATAATTCCTTCAAACAAGGCAATTTCATCGGGAGATATTTCCGCTATTATGGAGTCATGTATTGTATTAATTATAAATGATTTCATCTTAGCTGCCTTCATTACATGCCAGGCATATACCAATGCTATAGGCACTATCTCTGCTGTGGCCAAGTACTGTATAGGGTAATTTCTTACATTAGTATTGCCCTCAACATACCCAGATGATGTCATTTTTATATCTGGAAAATAAAACTTTAGCCCAGTTGCCAGTGTTAATTCCTTGGTCATTAGAGCAGTATCTACCCAGGAGTTTTGCTCAGTCGTAACCCCCGCAAACTTTTCTCTAAAAAATTTATAGTACTTGCGCTCATTTTTTGTGCCTGACGTGCCCCCATAAAGGGGCTTAAACGTATGCGCTTTTGCTTCTTGTCTAGGAACTTTTATAATTCTAGCGGTGTCAGCATGAGCATCTACTCCGCCTTCAATATCATTTCTACCCTCAAGGTCATCTCCAAACCATACCGCAACTCTAAATTCAAGCTGAGCTTCATCTGCCTCACCAATCAACCATCCTTGCTTTCGTGCTCTAAATAACTTTTTAAAATTACGCTCAATATTTTGAAATTGGCAAGCATAATTTTTACCCGTAGAGCTATATCTCCCTGTGGCGGTTATTGTCTGGTTAATAGAAGCATGCAATATTCCATCGCCCTCTTCACAGCATTGCTGAAATTTTTCTAATGATTTAGTTACTTGGGAGTTAAGTTTCGCCTGTCTTTGTTTTAATTTTAGGAATTCTTTTTGTTTGGTAGTGGATGCTTTCAAGCTTGCAACTGCAATTGTAGAGGCGGTGCGCTCTCCCTTTGGCGTTCTTATTGTCTCGCCTTTATAATTTTTAGGCTCTTGAAAAAGTAAAACATCGTATAAATATTCAGACATTTGTTTGTTTGATCTAGGATTCAAACCACCAGTAATCTGGTCTAATTGGTCCTCAACAATCCTTAGCTCAGTACTTTTGTCTTGATATATGTTATTAACTTCAAAGCTATCGAGGTGCATTCCGTTGAATTCAATGTCAGCCAGTACAGGTGCTTGTAAACATTTAGTGTAAAAGACTTTTAGTAAGTTATCTTTGGAAAGAGTAATTCTTTGATGAAGAAATAACTTCTCACATTGTCGCACATCTATTGCTGCATACTTAGCTAACCAGGATTCTGGCATCTCACTAGGACACACTCCTGACCTCATCATTGCAGATATCATGCCACCCTTACCACTTAAACCTCTTCTCTTGAGGCAATCGCTCAGAGAGAGACCGCCTTTTCTATTGGACCTTATTGTGTACTCAGCAATCTGGGTGCAAAAGACCTGCACTTTACTCAAATCAACCCCTAGCCTTCTTAGCCAACCGCATTCAAACTTTGCATTATGCGCCACAATAAAATCAGCTCGTTCAATTTTTTCTAAGAAAATTTCAATATTTTTAGGTGTAGGTTTCAATACTTTGCAAAGCTTATCTTGTGAACTCTTTAATCCAAGCAATAAAATTTTGTTAACTTCGTTTATTGGATCTCCTTTATTTAAATTTGTAGTCTCAAAGTCAACTACTAAATAATTATTTGAACTATAAATAATAGGATCAGGGTTCATAACAAAGTCAGGCGCACTACCCATATTTTTTAACCTCCTTATTCTATTTATATTATAGATATATACTTTATGTAAAGTAGTTAGTAAATATATAATATATTATAGACTATGTAACTTAAATTAAGTTTCAATTTAAATTATACAGCCGTCACTTTATTAGTTTTAGGGTCAACCATGACGGGAAAAAAAGTATGTACACCACTTAATTTATTTTTAGGCAGACTAAGCATTCTCCAGTTTTTATTTTCGAATTCATGATTCATTCCTAAGCCAACTATGAGGTCCATTTGAGCGGGCATCCCAGTGTTAGAAAAGTCAATGTCTCCCATTTCTAACTGTAATTTATTCGTAGCTGAATCACCCGCTTGGGTCACCCCAACCATAACTAAGTTGTTTTTTTTAGCCATATTGCGTGATTGTGTAGCAGCAATTTCCATCTGCTCAACACGACCTTCTTTCCCAACCCAGATATTACGCAACTGATTAATAATTACTATATCTGGGCTGTATTCATCGACTAAGTTTTGAATTTCTCTGAATGTTCCTGGAGCCATTGATTTTATTATAAGATTGTTATAGCCACGTTGCTTTATTAAGGCCTCTGTGCCCTTAGGATCTTTAGATACTTCAAATATAGTCCTCTCAGACAGCCTACAAACGAATCTAGATAGCGTAGCCTTAGCAGGGTCTTCATTCTCTATAAACAATACTTTAAGTCCTTTCGATAAAAAACCCGCAGCTAAATTAAATACAAACAGTGACTTCCCCACCTCTGGCCTAGCGAATATTAAAATGTTATGACCAGGTAAGGCCCCACCTGTTGCCTCCTGTAAAGCTTGAGGATATAATTCTATTTTATTCTTTGAAGATATCTCTTCGACTAACTCACCAATGTCAGCAGATATTAATAAACTATCATCGCCATCAACTTCTTTGACTGTATTTTCTACGGTTCTATAGGCA